CAAGGAACATGAGAAACTTGTCAAGAAGGATGAAAAGTCCAAGCCCAAGAAGAGTGTAAAGAAGTCTATCGATCTTTACGAAAAGTAAACCATATCGCACCCGCTATGAATACACCAGCCAATGGTGTGTCGTGAAACCTCTCCGCCAATACAGCACAAATTATACTGTATTGAACTACCCGTATTTCCTGCCTCGTTTTAACCATCGAGCGTTTCATAGATGCTCTGGATTTCTCCAAACCCAGAACAGCTGTGCTTATCTTTCCAATCTTTGAGGGAATCTCTGTCGTTTTCATAAACATTTCATTCAAGTCGAATGATTCCAAGAACTGTTGTTGAATCATGGGTTCCAGGTAGGTGAAGTAATTAAACTCTGGATCCAACTGGATGCATATACCCTCTATGAGGGAGAAGGACTTCGCCAGGTAGACGAAGCTGGTTGGTACAACGAAGGGTTTTTCCATGGCCAGCTCAGCGGCGAGTTCGTCGTTTACAATAGCACCCCCATCTAGGGTCTCCAGGTACCCAAGGATGCTCTCAAAAAAGAGTTCAATGTCAGAGATATCCGTAGACGTTGGGACGATGACCCCCAGGCGTATTAAAATTTTTACTATCCCCGAGGTGTCCCTATTTACAATACAAAAGAAGAGGTCTTTGAAACCTTCTCTGAGTTCATCCGATAGTGGGATGACTAAACCGAAATCGTAGAAGACCAGCTTACCATTCTTCGAAATACCCAAGTTCCCCGGGTGTGGGTCAGCGTGGAACAGACCAGCCTCCATGGTCTGTATGACGTATGAATTCACGAGGGCTTCACACACCTTTAATTTGTTGATTTTCTTATCCTTGATTTCGGTAATCTTATCTGTTGGTACATATTCCATTACAATCATTTCATTCGTACAGTATTTTTTATACACCCGTGGAATCTTAATCCATTCAACATCTTTCAGAGACCTCTTAAACTTGATCGCGTTATCAACTTCTTGAACATAATCTGCTTCACCCAAAAGATATTCAATCGAATCATTGAGAACAAAGTCTGAACTATTTCCAGTATCAATCCCCACAGATTGAACTAATTTTAGAATTTGTTTCAAAGTTTCTGTGTCAGATTGCATCGTATCATAAATACCTGGTCTTTTCAATTTTACAACTACGGGTTTTCCATTTTGGAGAGTAGCCTTGTGGACCTGACCAATACTAGCAGACTTAAAGGGGACATCATCAAAGTCCTTGAAAATATCTAAATCAATCTGATCCCTAACCAAATTATAATCAAATGCGGGGACATCATCTTGGAGAGATTCAAGTTCACGGGTGAACTCTGGGGGGTAGAGGTCCCCCCTCGTAGACGCAATTTGTCCTAATTTTACAAATGTTGGACCAAGATCGAGAAGTTGATCTTTCGTCCACCTGCCAAGCTCCGCTTTATCTTCCATAAAACGCTCTTTCCACAGAAATTTGGCGGCAAACTTCCAAGTATTTACCTTCTGTTGAGTTGGTTTGGGTAAGGGTTTGATCACATTGCACCTAACACTCAACATACATACAGTAAAGAGATATTTTTTAAATATCCTTAATAAAGTATATGTGGGAAGTGTTTATACTTTTATATTTTTCTTACCTCATTCTCGGTCCACATTGGGAAACGAAAGTGTTGAAATGTGAACGACCCCTAGTTGTTGATAGTATACGAGAATTGGGGAGGAGGTCGATATTTATATCCTACGTGGCGTTGCTTTTTACCGCCTGGTTTTTATATAAGCCCTCTATGACATCTTTCATGAGTGCACTTTTACTTTCAGGTTCAGCTACGGCAGGGTTCTATCTTAAGTATGGTAGGGAAACTATCCCAATGCATATTTTTTTAAACATATTCCTTCTTTACAATGGACGTAAATTTATGGACCCACAACTTTGGATAACTTTGGGACTCATAACATTTTACACGCTGACTCACGAAAAATTATATATCAACTAAGAGTAGAATGAAGATTCATATCATCGGTGCCGGCCCAACGGGGATGTCCCTCGCTTGGGAGATTATTCACTCAGGTGAGGAACACGATATAACAATCTACGACAAAAAGACGTCATCCGGTGGCTCATGGTGGGAACCGGGTGTAGAAGTAAGAGATCTTCACGCACACAGAGTTCTTTTTGACAGAGCTTTTGTAAATACTAAATCCCTCTTTGATGAAATGAATATAGATTGGGAACAAATGTTTGAACCCTCGAAAGGTGGTGACGAACATACAAAATTCCTAACTGGTTCATTGGGTTTGAAAGACTATGGCGTACTATTATCCCTGGTTTTGGGGGTAGCCCTCAACCCCGAAAAATATAAGAAGATGAGTTTGAAAGCAGCAATTACACCCGGTCGATTAACTAAATCCGGTGAAGATGTCATTAAGACCTTACCACTCATAATGGATGGTGTCACCTGGGATGTCATGTCTGCCTACGAATTTATTAGAAATCTCGACAATGTAGTATTATCGAAACCTTATACACAGAGAGGTTCGGGTAAATTGATGTGTGATGCGATGGAAAACGCACTTTTAGATGCCGGTGTAAACTTTGTATTTGGTAAGGAAATTAAAGATGTAGAATATGGAGAAACTGATTACATCGCCACATTTTCAAATGGTGATAGTATTCAAGGTGGGTATCTTTTTTTATGTATAGATAACAGTCCTGCACTCAAATTATTGGGTGACAACTGGGGACCGGACGCAGACAAGAAGGTGAGGGAGAGTACGTATGGTGCTATAAATGTTCTCCTCGATTACGAAGAACCAATCACCCTCAAATCAGATCTTGAATTTGCCACGAAAACGAAATGGAATTTACAACCCCGAGTTCTCTCAGATGGTAAAACTGTGGCATGTGTGATTTGTAACCTCACCAAAGAAGTTCTTTCAAATAATCCAGAACTTTTAAAATTAGAAGTTCTCAAACAATTGAAACTTCCACCCCCCACCAACATACGAATTGGGTGGGGTGCTGAATGGAGTGAGGATGGGGGGTGGTCATTCTCCCAATCCTCGGGGGTTCTCAGTCTACATGGACAACTCCCACACTTTGGTGCATGCCCAAAGGTTGCCATGTGTGGTATGATGTCTCCTAGAAATACACCCTATTCTAGTATTGAAGCAGCCATTGAAGTTTCTAGACACCTGAGTCATGAAGTTTTTAAAACGAGAGAACCACTTAAACCACTCGTATTAAGTCGCGTCATCATGATTTTACTTATGATACTTATAGTTTTGGTCGTACTATATCGTAGCAGATGGAAGTAGTTGCACATGTATACGAACCACTATATGACTATAATGATAAGAAGTATATCCGTTTCACACTTGAACCAGACGCAGCGAAAAGGGTTTCCTCCATTCACTATCGTAAACAATTTCTTTTAAAAAATCAAAATATAGACGACCCCCTAGATGGAAATGTTCTGAAAGTGAAAGTTCCATACCGTTATAGGAGAGTGATGTGTGAGGTTACGGGTAAACCAATTCAGTCTCTTACAAGGGGTGATGAAGTTAGAATTAAAATAGAATTCAAAGGAGTTTGGAACGTTGAAAATTATTCCGGATTTTCTTGGATACTTTCGAGCTCTTCATTTTGATCCGGAAGTTCGATTACATGTAGACCAGAATTTTTAAACTGTTGGAATATCTGAATCATCCCTTGGAGTCTATATACTTCCTGAAATAACTTTTGAATCTGTTCATCTATATGTATAACAGGCATTTACTCATTTAAAGTTTATCCTCTTTAAATCAGTATGCTCACTAGAACTGGGTACCTCGCCACTGAAGGACCCCTCCAAGAAATTAAAAAGGAACTTACCGTAAGACCTATAGTCAATGGGGATTATGGATTTCCGCCACCACCTTTTAAAGTTTTTAAAACGATTACAGGTGGTATCTGTATCCCGCGCTTCTATGGCATCGAGAAACTTGGTGAGCCCAAGGAGGACCGGAGACCCCAACCCGCCCGGATTAGAACAAAGTTTGCCGGCACCCTTCGAGACGCAACACACCAAAATGAAGCACTTGCTGCAGCTCTTAAGGCGGGTCATGGCGTTCTCTCACTCCCGTGTGGTTTTGGGAAGACCACCGTATCCCTGGCAATAGCCTGTAAGTTGGGCTACAGGACCATGATTGTCGTTCATAAACAGTTCCTGGCAGACCAGTGGAGGGAGAGAATCCAGCAGTTCTGTCCAGGGGCCACAATCGGCATCGTCCAACAGGATAAGAAGGAAGTTGAATGTGATTTCGTCATCGCGATGCTTCAGTCCCTGTCCCTAAAGGAGTACAACTTTTCGGACTTTGAAAGTGTGGGAACCCTCATTGTAGATGAAGCCCACCATATATGTGCAAAAGTATTCAGTCAGTCCCTCTTCAAGATGTGTCCGAAACACATTTTTGGTCTCTCCGCAACCCCAGAGAGGAAGGATGGTCTCACCAAAGTCCTCCACTGGTTTATGGGACCAACCTTCTTCGCAGTGGAGAGGAAAAATCAGGAACAGGTTGAGGTGTTCCCAATCACCTACGAGTGCTTCAATTACAGAAACCCACCACCCTCTATGAGGAACGGGAAGATATCGATGCCCAACATGATCACAGAGTTGGTTGAAGATAGGAACAGAAACAAAATGTTGGTGGAACTCGTAAAAAAGGCTTCGGCGGGGACGAGGCAACTCCTCGTTCTAAGCGACCGGAGGTTCCATTGTGAATTTCTTCACCAATGTTTCCCCAAGAGTTCGGGTCTCTACATGGGGGGTATGAAAGAGAAGGACCTCCAGGAATCCTCGAAGAAGAAGATCATTTTCGCGACGTTCAGTCAAGCCCATGAAGGCTTGGACATACCCACCCTAGACACGGTCATTCTAGCTTCACCAAAGTCAGATATTACCCAAAGTATTGGACGCATCATGAGGGAGACCAAGGGTAAAAAGAACAATCCCCACATCTACGATGTTCATGATCCATGGTCTATATTCACGGCTATGTACTATAAGAGGATGAAGGTGTACCGCCAAGGGGGGTTCAAAATTCATGGAAAACCCAAGGAAGAAAAAAAGAGCGACTTCCCTCAGGGAAAGTGTCTGTTTTTATAATCTGATTAATAAATAAATGTCAGGTGCATTAATACAACTCGTTTCAAAGGGTGTGCAGGATGTTTACCTTATGACCGAGGAGGGACATTCGTTTTTTCGTATAAAGTTTACGAGGCACACCAACTTTTCACAAGCCCCGAAATATATCAAATCTATAAACGATACAGATAATACAATTACTATTCCAGTATTGGGTGATATCATTAATGGTATATGGTGCGAGGGGAACGCTGTATCCTCCAATCTTTTTTACAATTCCACCGTTGATCTCTTTATCGGTGGTCAAAAGGTGGACTCACAACCCTACGACTATTTCAGTGATATATGGCCCAATTACCTGGCGGATACCCACGTAAAGTCACAGGAATTGACCAACAAGGTTTCGGCGTCTAACCCAAGTTTCCTCCCATTCCACTTTTTCTTTTGTGACCATGGAGCTTTTCTCCCACTTTTGGCACTTCAACATCACAAAGTTGAAATTAAAATACACTTTGATAATGCACAATTTGTTGGTGTATCGGATGAAAATAAACAAATCAAAGTCTATGGAAACTACATCTATCTAGACAAGGATGAGAGGGAACAAATGATTACACGTCAAATGGATTTCGTAATCACACAGGTACAAAGTGTTGA